TGCACATCAAAAAACAACATCAGCTTTTTTAACCATGCACCGTAGAGCCTTTTGTTTTAACGAACAAGGCACGGGCAAAACCTCTTCCGTAATTTGGGCTGCCGACTATTTAATTAACATCGGTGCTATCAAACGTGTGTTAGTGCTATGCCCTCTATCCATTATGCAGTCTGCTTGGGAGGGCGATTTGTTTAGATTTGCAATGCATAGAACTTGTGCTATTGCCCATAGCTACTCTAGAGACAAACGGATACAAGCAATCCAAAGTGATGCTGAGTTTGTCATTATTAACTACGATGGAGTAGAAATAATTAGGGATGAAATAGAAGCCGAAGGGTTTGATTTAATAGTTATTGACGAAGCAAATGCTTACAAAAATGTAGCTACTAAGCGTTGGAAAACTTTGAAACAACTAGTTAAACCAACCACATGGGTATGGATGCTAACAGGAACACCAGCCGCACAATCACCGACAGATGCATACGGATTGGCAAAGATAATTAACCCTGATGGAGTACCTAAGTTTTATGGTGCGTTTAGAGACCTTGTAATGAATAAGATTACACAGTTCAAATGGATACCAAAGGCTAATGCACAAAATGTCATCCATGAAGCGCTTCAACCAGCAATACGTTTTACCAAAGAGGAATGTCTAGACTTGCCAGACATGACGTACACATTCAGAGAGACACCACTATCTACCCAACAGTTAAAGTTTTACGAGGCAATTAAAAGAGATATGCTTACCGTAGCGGCTGGGGAAACCATTACAACAGTTAATGCCGCCGCTAACCTAAATAAACTATTACAGCTTTCATGCGGTGCAGTTTACTCGGATACTGGAGAAGTCATTGCTTTTGATGCGGGCGGTAGATTGTCAGCACTCTTAGAAGTTATTGAAGAAGCCAGCCACAAAGTAATTATATTTGCACCATTCAGACACGCAATCGAAATCATTGCAGATGAATTAAAAGCTAAGGGTATACCCGCAGAAAAAATTCATGGTGGTATTTCCGCAACAAAACGAACAGAAATATTTAATTCTTTTCAGACAGAACAAAACCCGCAAGTCCTTGTAATACAACCTCAAGCCGCCGCACATGGAGTAACGCTTCATGCCGCTAACGTAGTGGTGTGGTGGGGTCCGATTACATCAATAGAAACATACCTACAAGCCAATGCCCGTGTGCATCGTGCTGGTCAACGTAACCCCTGTACTGTAGTGCATTTGCAAGGCTCTCCTGTGGAGAAAAAGATTTATAAGATGTTGTCAGAGAAGGTGGACATTCATACTAGATTAATTGATCTTTATAAAAATATTATGGAAGATACTTGACATTGTATAGTAATGCCCTTATACTGTAGTTGTAGTTATAAAAAGAAAGGAGTGCGCAGTGAGTGAAGAACTAAACGCTGAAAAGCTTGTAAAGATTTACGTCAAGATTCGTGATAGACGGCGAGAGATTTACAAGGAAGATAAAGAGTTAGAAGAACAGTTGAACTTAATATCTAATGAGATTCTTGGAATATGTAAAGAGCAAGGTTCAAGTTTAATAAGAACCAAGTACGGAACTATTTCTAAACGAATCAAAAAGAACTACCACACTAGTGATTGGCATGAGTTGTTTAATTTTGTTAAAGAACATGATGCATTTGCGTTACTGCAACAACGATTACACAATGCCAATATGGAGCAGTTTTTGGAGGAGAACCCTGATCTACATCCGCCAGGGCTATATGCGGATACAACAATGAGTGTAGTAATTACAAAAGGTAAGGAATAATTATGAGCAATGAATTATCAGTATTAGGTAGCGGTCTTCCATCCTATCTTAAAGAAGTAGAACTCGATGCAACTACAAGAGCCCTGATGGGTAGTGGTGGTACGGGCGGAATGAAACGCATCTCCATCAAAGGTGGTGTATGGCGCATGATGGTCAACGGCAAAGAAGTTGCTAAGAACGAAGACCGTGCTATGAACGTAGTAGTGGTAGCCGCCGCACCTAAGGTATCTCGCACTTTCTATGCTGGTACATACTCTGAAGGTGGAGAAGCTAAAGCCCCTGATTGCTGGTCAGCAGACGGAGAAGTTCCTGATGCTAAAGCTACTGCCCCACAAGCTAGCCGTTGCGTAGACTGCGCACAAAATGCTAAAGGGTCAGGTCAAGGTGATTCCCGTGCTTGCCGTTTTAGCCAGCGTTTAGCGGTTGTATTGGCTAATGATTTAGAAGGCGAAGTAATGCAGTTAACCTTGCCAGCTTCTTCTATCTTCGGTGCTGGAGAGCCAGGAAAATGGCCTTTGCAAACTTATGCCAAGATGATTGGTAGTAAGGGTGTTCCTATCACTGCGGTAGTAACTGAAATGCGTTTTGATACAGAAGCCGCTACACCTAAGATTGCTTTTAAGCCAGTGCGTGTTTTAGATTCTGACGAGCATGAGATTGTTATTACTCAGGGCAAATCCGACAAGGCTCAAAAAGCTATTACTATGACCGTGTCTGATGCTGATGGTGTAAAGCCTAAGTTGTCAGCACCTAAGGCAAAAGTTGAGGAAGAAGTAGTTGCCGAGCCAGTTAAGCGTGTGGCTAAGAAAGATGAAGCTCCTGCACCAAAGAAAGACATCTCCAAAATCCTTAGTGATTGGGATGATGAATAATGCCTAAAGGATATTCGCTAGCAATGGCGGATGAGATTAAGTCCGCTGATTCTAAATTACTTGGGGTCAAGTTAGGTAAGTTTTGTTTAAGTAAGGATATACCCGTACAAGATGTTGCAGAACACTTTAAAGTTAGTAGAATGACTGTGTATGCATGGTTTAAGGGTGAATCAATCGTATCAGGCAAATACGCTGAAAAGATGACAAAACTGCTTTCAAAAGTAGGTTAATGGTAACGAGGGGGGCTAGGTTAGCTACCGAAAAGAGTGTGTGCCGTAACACTCCTGCCCAATCCTTTAATAATAAAAAACGGTACAACAAGGACGGCTATGCTTTCGAGGACAGAGTTTCTATCTTTAGTATTACCACCCCTACAAGAAGGGGAACAATATTGCAGTTGGGGCAATAGCGCAGTTGAAAAGAATTCAATTGAACAGAAGTTTGTAGGAAGTATTGAAGAACTTAGCGCTGAAGCAGACAGATTAGTTAGTGAGAATTTTAATTCTTTCTTTGCGCTGGCAAAATTTACATCCGCAGACCAAGGTCGATATGCGACTAATGCAGTATCTTTAAAGTCTTTTTTCTTAGACGTTGATTGTGGTGAGGGTAAACCCTATACCGATATAAATGCTGGTTTAACGGCTCTTAGAAGCTTCTGTAAAAGCACGGGGCTACCCAAGCCTATGGTGGTTAAATCGGGTCGTGGTGCGCACGTTTACTGGGTTCTAGACAAGGAAATCCCTAGAGCGGAATGGAAGCCTTTTGCCGAGCGTTTAAAGCAGTTATGTGTGGAGCATGACTTTAATGCTGACCCTTCTGTAACAACGGATGCGGCTAGGATTTTGCGTGTGCCAAACACCATGCACCTTAAAGACTTCAAGAACCCTATTCAAGTAGAAGTTTTGATGACTGCACCAGGTGTGTCATTGGACGACATAGCTGGTATCTTGACCCCCACTGCCGATATTCTTAAAGCCTTAGACAAGGCGGAGTTTAAGCGCCCTATGGATGCCACTACGTTGGCACTGATGGGTAGTAGTCAGGCTAGGTTTAAGACCATAATGATGAAGTCGTTGCAAGGTGAAGGTTGCCAGCAACTAGCTAATATCTATGAGAACCAAGCAGATTTAGAAGAGCCTCTTTGGAGGGCTGGATTAAGTATTGCCCAACATTGTGTGGACAGGGATTCGGGTATTCATAACCTATCTAAAAAGCATCCTGAGTATAACCCTGAGGAGACCGATAGAAAGGCTAATGAAACAAAAGGACCTTACACCTGCGAGACTTTTAGAAAGCTGAACCCCAGCGCTTGTAAAGATTGCACCTTAAAGATTACATCTCCTATCCAATTAGGTAAAGAGATTATTGAGGCTACTGAAGAAGATAATACAGTAATGGACATTGAGCCAATTACTAAAGAACTTAAGACGTTCACAATACCTTCTTATCCGTTTCCGTATTTCCGTGGCAAGGGCGGTGGTATCTATGTACATAGGAAGTCTAAAGAAGATGACGAGGAAGAAGACGCACTTGTATATCCATATGATTTTTATGTGGTTAAACGTATGCAAGACCCCGATCATGGCGAGACTTTGTTATTTAGATTGCACTTACCAAAAGATGGTGTAAGAGAGTTCATTATGCCTTTAGCTACTGTGATGGCTAAAGATAGATTTAGAGACACAATCGCTTCCTATGGACTTGCCGTGCTAGGTAAAAAGCAAGATGAGTTAATGGGTTACGTAACAAAATGGGTGGAGCAATTGCAATTAACAACTGAAGCCGAAAAGGCGCATAAACAATTTGGATGGATTGAAGGAGATGGGGCGATCATTATTGGTGACAGGGAAATACGTGCCACTGAGATAGCATATAGTCCGCCGTCTTCCCCAACCCTACCAATCGTTCCGTTCTTTCAACCTAAAGGAGACTTCCATGTATGGAAAGATGTTATTAACTCGTATGGTAGAGAAGGTATGGAAAACAGAGCTTTTGCTTTTTTTATGGGCTTTGGTTCTCTACTCATGCGTTTTACTAATTTGGATGGTTTCTTGCTTAATCTACTCAGTAGAGAGTCTGGAAGCGGCAAAACAACAGTTCTTCATGCAATTAACTCGATATATGGAAGACCTAAAGAACTCTTAATGTCGCCTAAAGATACATACAACTTCCGTATGCAACGCTTTGGTACTATGCAAAGTCTTTGTGCCACTATGGATGAGATTACCAATATGCCGGCAGAGCAAATGTCAAATCAGGTTTATGACATTACTTCGGGTAAAGGTAAGAACCGTATGAAACAGCATGAGAACGCAGAACGGCTTAACCATTCTAAGTGGGCTTTGGGTTTAGTTACTTCTTCCAATCGGTCAATCACTGACTCCTTGTTATCTATTAAGAGTTTTCCTGAGGGAGAACTAATGCGTATCTTGGAGATTCAAGTCAAAGCGGAGGAGGCTGACGCTACATGGTCTAAGCAACACTTTGGCAAACTTATGAATAACTACGGTCATGCTATTGAGCCATACTCTCAAGCGTTGGTAAGCCAGCTACCTATGGTTATTGAAACCATGAACAAGATGCAAGAGCGTGTAGACAAGGCGGCAGATATTAAGAACACCGAACGCTACTGGTCTGCTATGGCTACGATTGCTATAACGGGGGGTACGATTGCCCAAGCTTTAGGACTGCACGATATTCCTGTTAAGCCTGTATTTGATTACGCTATTAATCTTATTAAGGAAACCCGTAACCGCAATAGAGAGTATATGTTTGATAACGATGAATACTTGGGTGGGTTCTTACAGCGCCACTTCCATGAGATTTTAGTTATTAATGGCAATAGGGATGCACGTAATGGTTTAGAGCATGGTCCAATTAGAGAGCCTAGAGGCGCTTTGGTGTCCCGCTACGAGCCTGATACTAAACTGCTTTATGTGGTGGTTAAGAGTTACCGTGATGATTGCTCCAAAAACTTTATGAACTTTGAAGAGTCCCTAGCCCAATATCGTAAGAATAGTTCTTTACTGGGTACTAAGAAGAAGCGTATGACGGCTGGAACGGTGGCAAATACTCAAGCCCCT